ATTTCTTATCTTCTTCTGACACAGAGTTGCAGCAAGATATTCTAGAGCCAAAAATTAATTGAATATCATGCTCTTTGCATTTCTGATGAGCATCCAAAAAGCCGATCATTGAATCTTCCACCAAGAAGATTTCGGACAATTTGTTTTCTTTCGCAATCGAGATGATGCTATCAGAACCGCCTTCTTTGGTTTCTTTTGGATCGTCTAGTGTTAGGATTGACTTTCCTATGCTGGCACAGCTTTTGAATAAGGGAATTGTGGTCATATTTGAATGATACTGCATATTTTCCGATAGTCAAATATAATGTTCCCAATTATTATATTTTGATGTAAATAAGGAAAATGCCAAGAAAAAAAGAAAATTTTTTAAAATGTGTTTATAAAATAGGCTTTATTGACTGTGAAAAAGTGTATATTGGGTCTTCTTGTCGTTGGCCTTATAGAAAAACAGAGCATTTAAATAAACTATCTCAAAACAAGCACTCAAATAGGTATTTACAACGAGCTTTTAATAAATATGGCTTAGATAATATTATTATTGAACCGTTAGAATTTTGCGAAAATATATCTCTTTTACGGAGAACAGAACAATATTGGATAAATTCTTTTGAATCTACTGATCCAAATCGGGGTTTTAATTTAGTTAAATTAGTTGAGAAAATTGGGACAACTGGTTATAAGTTCTCCGACGAGCAAAGATTAAAACTTTCTCTTTCATCAAAATTAAGAATGTCTCATAAAAATGAAAGAGAAAAAATATCAGAATCTATCTCTAAAAAAATTCAAGAAAACCCTAGTTATTTTAATGGAGCTTTTCTTCCAGAAGAATTTAAAATGTATTCACCTGACGGAGAATTGGTAAAAATATTTAACTTATGTAAATTTTGTCGCGAAAAAAATCTTGATTATAAAAAAATGTATGATACCGCAATAGGTAAAAGAATCGAATATTTAGGATGGAAAAGAGATTTAAATAGAAAAAATAAATCAAAAAAATATTTTTTATTTATTTCTCCACAAGGAGAGGTTGTCGAAGTTTTTGGGCTGAAGGAATTTTGCAAAAAAAATAATTTGCCGCTTAGGACTATGTATGCCATTCATAAAAATATAGGTATTTCATGTAAAGGTTGGACTAAATATCTAGAGAATAAAGAAATTAAAATACGCAAAGGTAAAAATTTTAAAATTCAAAATAATTTAGGAGAATGGCAACAAATCAATAATTTAAAAAATTTTTGTCAAAAAAATAACATTTCCTACGATATTATCAGACACGGTGGAGAGTCTAATGGATTTAAGATCGTTTTATAAATTCTTTTGGTGGCCAGGACAACCTTGGTACCACATTGTTTGATAAAGATATTTATCTTCGGGATATTTTTTAACGTATTCGTCGAAGTCTTCCAAGAAACATGAAGTGACCATTGTTCCTTTCATATCGCAAATCTTATAATAGTAAAAATCAAATTTATATGGGCAATGCCATTTAATTGTGCCGTCTTTCTTTAATTCTCCCTTTTTAGAGGCTCGCCCACACTGTAATGGGCCGCTAAATGAATCGTCTTTGGGATAGTCTTGTCTGGCTGCTAAATTAGAAAATGCTGTTTGAATATCAAAACTGTCCAAGTATTTTTGGATTTCAGTTAGCTCAGATTGAAAACCATCCAATTCTTCTTCTGTTAATGCTGGCATTTTCACGACGCCTTTTTCATTTGGCAAGAATTTTAAAAATAGGAATTCAGAACAGCGATTGCTATAGTCTGGAAATTTCTTTTTAACAGCAAGAGAATACATCAAGTCTTGTAAATTGTTCTCAAGGTCTTTGCCCTTGAATACTTCTTTACTGCTTTTAAAGTCGCGGATAATAGCTAATCCTTGTTTCTTATAAAGAAAAAGTTTATCAATAAAGCCTTTGATTCTGTAGTCGAACTTGCCTTCTTTAACATCAATTTCAAAATCTTGCTCACTCAAGGCTTGTGAAGGTTTACCGCTTTCTGTTCCAAAGAAATCATACTGAAGACCAGCAAGTGTCATGTCACAAATCTGCTTGATATTGTCTTCGTCATTAACGCCTTCTTTTTTCGCATGTTTGCGAATGAGTCTTTCGATAGCTTTGCTCGCAAAAACATCTCTTTTTTTAATAATAATTGAGAAATGTTTCTTGTGCCTGTTTTCTCCCAAACATTCAAAAACTAAATGGCATATAGAACCACGACGAGCGCCGTCATTACTTTTATCAGGCAATTTTAAATGATATGAGCACCAATATTTCCAACTGCAAGATTGAGCAGTTTTAATTCGGCTTGCTGATAATGATGTGCGGTTTTTAGATTCCAAAGTTTTGTAGTTTTTTAAAAAATTTCTCTAATTTCTTTTCTTGAAAAGAAGTACGATTAGCAGAGCAGAAATCTTTATAATCATTTAATTTAGCTTCTTGAGAAGCATTTGGTTGTTGATACCAATCCTTGAATGACATTTCTTTCTGTCTCATTTCGCCAAAATCATTTGCCCAAGGAAGCTGAACAGATAGCTGTTCAAAGTCAAAAAACTGACTGAGTTTCATGTAGTTTTTCATGGCAGAGATTTTGCCATGATTCTTTTGCTTCTCATTATCGTTATTTGTGGCGATAATGATCTTACGCAGGTCTTTAGAGCAGAGATAGTTCAAGAGCGCTGGAGAGCAGTCTAATCCAAAAGTAACAAGGTTATTGGGATAACCTTCTTCTGTCAAAGCCAAGCTATCTCCAATACTTTCCACCAAAATGACCTCTTTCTTTTCGTCAATAATAGAATCAACCGTTTGTTCTCTTGGAACAAATGCTGGATAAACCCATTTTGTTTTTGTGCCAATATGTTTCCACTTGGGAGCTTCGTTGTTGTCATTAATTTTTCTACCGCTAAATCCAAAGATTTCTCCATTAGATTCATAAATTGGAAACACAATTCTTTGATACATTTGACCATTTCCAGCCAAACCACAATGATAAAGCTTCTGTGTTTCTTCGCTGATTGCTCGCTTCTTGTAAAAGGAGAAGTTTGGAAAAAGTCTATTTAAGCATTCTTTGGGGTAAATTTTGTCCATTTCTATTTTTTCCTTTGCGATATAATGCGTTTGAACTTCTTGATTATAGCTAACATACTGCTTGATAATTTTGGGGTCTTTAGTTTGCAGCGTCAATTCCACCAGTTTAGCAAGAGGCAGAGAAGCGTTGCCTTGAACATAGTCTTGCCACACTCCGCTATTCTTGTACACTTTAATAGCTGTTGGATTATCGCCGCCGCGATATAAAGCTTTTGTTCTCCAATGGTTTCCAAAATCTTTTAGACCGTAACCAAGCTTTTCAAGAGAGCCTTTTATTTGATCAGAGTTCATCAAAATCAGGAGCAGTGTTTCTTCCGTTTTCTTCAGCGCCTTCGCCAATATCATTAAATTCAACAATATCTCGAAGATCGCCTCTTTCTGTAATATTAAAATTCTTAAATTCCAAATTTACAAAATTCTTGCGAAGTGTGTCTCCTACGCGCACAGCTTCTACTGCACCAGCAATATCTTTGCCCAAGTGTCGAGCTTTTACATTGATTAATTTGTGAGTGCCAAATCTAACTCCTTCATTCAAGATTTCATCTGTTGTCTTGTTTCTTAGAATGAACATGTGAGAACAAAACTGGGTAATTCGGTCAGATAGAGAAACAATACTTTCGTCATCAACCACATTTTGAGAATTGCGGTTATTGGTAATACCAGAACGATTTGACTGCACAGAAGTAATCATTGGAATAATGGGTAATCCATCATACAAGATTTCTTTCTGAACGCATCGTTTAAATTTATCAACCATTTCGCCAACCATTTGCCATTCTGTTTTATTTGCGCCTGCATTATCAGATGTTGTTTTGATATAGTCAAAACTAAAAATCATTTTATTGCCACGACCAACTTTTGAATAATAAAATCTCTTTAATGTATTGATCATAGAATCAACATCTAGACCACCAACATTATAATAATAAAATTGCAGCTTCTTAACCTTGGCCCAAATATTTCGAACCTTATCAACTGTTTCTTTGCCCGCACGCAACCATTGGCCGCTTTCAATCAAATGCATTGGAACCCCACTGAGGGCAGAGCATTGGCGCATGATTAGCTCTTCCTTGCTCATTTCGCCGTTATCAAAATGCAATACTGGAACATTGTATTTCATACTGACCTTAGTTGAGTAATCCATGCAGAACTGAGTCTTGCCAACACCAGATCGAGCAACAATAACAGTAATATTTCCTGGCCGCAGAAGAGAACCATAAATACTGTTAATTTTTTCATGCGGCCCCATCATGCCAAACTCGCTCACAGGATTTGCGCCCCTGTCTTCAATCATTGATTCCATCTCATCGTAGATGTTTTCTGGAGAATCATTTCCAACCTCATACTGATTGATGCGGCTGTTATATTCTTTATCAGCCACAGAAATGATTTCCGAATAGGAACTTTCTGCTGGCAAAGTTTTCATCTTTTTCGCAATATTTTGAGAGGATTCAAAAATCTCTCTGCGAATAGTGTACTTTTTAAGTTCTTTGGCTGTTTTAATGAGACTGCCATCGGCTACCTTTCTCATGCCAAGACTCTTGACGTATTCTGCCACGTTCACCACATCATCAAACGAGATTCCAAGATTCTGAACTCGTTGCGCGATGATTACGTCATCAATTTCTTCGTGCGCCTCTAAGGCTTGGCGAACGATTGTGAAGATTGTTTTGTTTAAACTATTGTCTTCGCTATAAAAGTCTTTTTCATTAATAAATGCAGAGATTTCAAAATAGTTCTCTGGCTTTTTAATGAGTGCTGCCAGCAATTGCTTTTCAAGTTCATAAGAATAGATCATACTACTATTACGATACTCAGCAATCAATCTTCGTCAACATCATCTTCATCATTTTCTTCTTCTCCAAGATCGTATGTGGTTTCAGCTTCGTCTGAATTTTGAAGATATTTTTCCAAAGCTTTTCTCATTCCAAATTCTACGACTTGAGAATCATATTTACAGTAGATAACTGGTGCGCCATCTTCCGAAACATAAGCTAGTAAAACGCCTTTATATTTATCTGCATTGCCACTGAGTTCGTAGATTTGTTCGATAAAGTTTGATGGCATTTCGAACTGAGGAATTTCATTGATTTTATTATTCAGCATGTCTTATATTACAGATATATTTCATACGATTCAAAAAAATCTTTATTCAATTCTGAAACAGAATAAATTTCAACAAGCTTGATGTTATTCATCTTGCAAAATTCTAGCTTTTTATTGTCTCTTTTTAATTGCTGCAAAAATTTATTTCTATTACCATGGAAGAAAGGAACAAATTTTGTATGCTGCTGGCCTTGGACCTCAATTGCAATTTTTTTGTTTGCATTGTAAAAGTCAAAAGTCATTCTTGTATCAACGAGTCTTAGCTCTTCAAATACGAAATCATCGCTCCAATATGTTTTTAAAAATTTTTTAACTTCGTCTTGGAATTTGCTGCGAGTTTTCGTTCGCCAATTAATAAGATATTTTGACGCATTTTTCAGCAACTTCTCTTTGCCATTTAAAGTTTTAAACTTCATTGGCGATCATTTTACGAAAATATTCAATTAAAAAGTTAAGAAGCGCTGCGTCTTCTTCAACAACTTTAAAAAGAGACGCTTCGCCTTGAATTTTAGGCGGGAATGTTAGAGAGTTTTCAGCTAGTAGCTGTAAGAAATCTTCGCTTGGAGAAAACCAAGCCCCGCTCTTATTAATGAGTTCCCAAGCTAATAGCAGATCAACAATCTCCTTCTCAATCCAGATAGACTTACCACCTGTGCGTCCATACCGAATAGGATATGGGATGGTTAGATTAGTTTTCTCATTTGGAGATTTCTTGACTGTCACTTTAGCCCAGTGTCCAATTGGAGGATTTTTTTCAAGGTCAATGCTTTTATCAGCAGCGTTTTTAAGAATCAAATCTCCCTTAAATCGAGGTTCAAACTCAAGAATCCAGTTTGCAAAGTGTAGTAGGGCATTGCCTCCTGTGGCAGATGTCTGGCGAATAGGAGCTTTAGAATATGGGTCAAGCTTAATGTCTGCTCTGACTTGTGAAATAAAGATGGCCATGTGACCTCGCTTTGCAAGCGCAATCGAAAGCTTCTTCATGAATGTGGCTGCAATAACTGCACCGCCAGCCACCTTTGAGCTTTCTTCAAAAGACTTGTCCATATCGTTCTTGGCAATAAGACCGTCAACCGCATCTAATAGAAAGCAAAACTTAATCGTTTCTTCATTCTTTGAAACCAGTTGTCTCATTGCTCCCACAACAGTTTCATAAATATTGCTTTCAAAAACAAAACAAGTTCCAACAACCCATTCTTCGGCGCTAAAAACAAACTTGATTCCAGAGCGCTTTTGCATTTCTGGAGAAAGGCGACCTTCAGCCTTGATATAAAAACCTTTAGAGTTTGGAATTTCAATCAAGAAATTCTTCATTACTTCTAGAGCTTCACTGGTTTTCCCGCCCTCATTCATGCCTACAAACCTGTGCAGGCCAGGGCCAAAACCTCCGCCCAATTGAAGATCAAGCTGCAATGATCCACTTGAAACCTTGTAATCGACTGTCTCTTCAAAATTATAGTGATCTTCCGAATTCTGCTTGAGGAAAGAGTCAAGGATTTCGCTTGAAGTGATTTTCTTATCTTCTGTTTCTTTAGTCTTTTTCATTTAAAAAGTCTCTAATGGTTTTTTGTTTGCGTTCAATTAAAATTGGTTGATGCAATGGGTCATCTTGCAAGATGATTTGCGGCTCTCTAATTATACGAGATTCGCTGCTATAAATTTTGAATCTTTTATCCAAATCTTGAAGGATTTTGGGAGCAAATAAAATAGCCAAGCTTTCCCCTTTTAAGGAGAAGCTAGTATCTCTTAAAAATTCTAAACTGTATCTTTCAGCCAAACGACCTAATAAAACATACTCTCTTTGCCAAAATTCTCGCTTTGATTTAGCTGGAACTTCAACAAATTTGGCTACTATTAGTTTTTTATTTGGCTGTTTTAGTTTGGCCATTAATCATTATATGGCCAATGAAGGTCTGATGCAACCATTTTTTGAACTAATTTTGAAAATGATGTTTTTGGGGTCCAACCAAGTTCTTGTCTTGCTGGAGTTGAATCGCCCCAAAGAATATCAACTTCTGCTGGACGATAGAAAGCTGAATTAATAATCAACAAATCCTTTCCAGTTTCTTTATCCACAAAGCGTTCAGTTAAGCCTTCTCCAACCCAATCGCCTTCAATATCGGCATGTTTGAAAGCGAGTTCAACAAATTCGCGAACCGAATGAGTTTCATTTGCTGAAAGAACATAATCTTTTGGATGGTCTTGATTCAACATTGCCCAAACGCCGCGAACAAAATCTTGAGCGTCACTCCAATCTCTTTTTGAGTCAATGTTTCCAAGCTCGATTGGAGCAAAAGATTCGCCGCTTCTTTTAGAGTTATAGATTCTCGCGACATTCTTGGTGATTTTACGAGTCACAAACTCTTCACCGCGACGAACACCCTCATGATTAAACAAGATGCCTTGGATAGCATAAGTTCCATAAGATTCACGATACACTTTTACAAGATGATGTGCGGCACATTTTGATGCACCATAAGGCGATCTTGGTTTAAATGGATGGTTGATGTCTTGAGGAGAATAGGAAACATCGCCAAATTGTTCGCTGCTGCCAGCATTGTAAAATCTCGTATGTGGAGAAAGATTCTTAATTGCTTCAAGACAATAAAGAACGCCCATGCAGTTTGTTTGCATGTGATTGATTGGCATTTTCCAGCTATTACCAACAAAAGAATTTGCAGCAAAGTTGATGAAGTAATCTGGCTTGATTTGTCTAAATGCTTCATTAATGCTTTCTGCATCAGTAAGATCAAGCTCTAAAAGCTTGAATCTTTCGTGACCTTTTAGGTGTTCAATGTTTTGGTGATTTGGGACGCTTAAACGGCGACACGCTCCATAAACAAAGTTTTTTGGGTCTTCTAGCAAGTAGTCTGCCATTAAAGAACCGTCTTGACCAGTGACTCCTGTGATAATGATTGTTTTCATGATTTAAATTCTGTAGTTTCTATATGAGGAAAAAATTCATTTTGCAACGCTACTTTACGATAATACCTTTTCATATTTAAATCGTCAACTTCTTTAGCTGAAATTTCTCCATATCTAGCTTTTTCTACAGCATCAAAAGTTTCTGAGTTAACGTCGAATAGGTCCGTAAAAGCCTTAGACTTTAAAATATCAAGATGTTTATCTTCTCCAACTTGGTTCATTAAAAATTTATGACATTGATTCTTGGCATCTAAAGCCTTATCGGTATTAATTTTTTTTGCTTTAACTGCTAGAATAGCTAAGTAATCGTATGCATATCCTTCATCTACTAAGATTGTGATCATAAGTTATTTATAAATTTACAAAAATTATGTATTTCGTCTTGTTTTACTTTTGTATGTAGTCCAATATAAAAACCAAATTGATGAATATGTTCGCTGTTTGAGTGTAATTGAAAATTTGAAAATGTTTTATAACATGTCTGTCTCAACAGGTTACCAGAAATTATTGGCCGCGTTTCTATTCCGATAATATCACAGGCATTAACCGCTTTGTTAATATCGAAATCCTTATTCTTTGAAATAATTGGCAAGCAAAATGGAACGTGAGTCCTATCATCAAAATCTTGAGGTAATAAGAATTTGTCTGTGTTTAAATTATTTTTAAATATATTGTACAATTCTCTTCTGGTTTTAACATATTGTTCTGCACGAACTAAATCTAATCTTCCTATTTTAGCATGAATATCTGTATTTCTGTAATTATTGCCAAGTAAATAAAAATCAAATTTTTCGTTTACATCTGGATTTAAATATTTTAGCCTATTGCTATCATTAATGGCTCTAACCATTCCATGATTTCTGGCCATTAAAAAATATTCTCTCTCTTCATCTGAATTTGTAAATACAAATCCACCTTCTACACTTTGTAATTGATGGCCAAAGTAAGTGCTAGTTGTAGATGTAAAAAAAGATGATACATTTTTATCTTTAAAACAACCAAAAGTATTTTCGCAATTGTCCATTAAAACTCTAACATTATATTCTTTTTCGATTTTTTTCAACCTGTCTATATCTGGTACAAAGCCAAGTAATGATGTTATGAATATATATTTAATATCGCTATCATTTTTGAGAGTTTCTTCGACTTTATTTAAATCAAGAGAAAAATCTTCTAAATTAATATCAACAAAGATTGGATCGAATCCTTCACGAATAAAAGGAGATACTGATGTTGTCCATGTCGTTGATGGAAAAATAATTTTTCCTAATCCAAATTTGTCTTTTAAGTAATTGGCGATCAGTGTATTCGCTGTCGATCCATTTGAAACAAAAATTGCGTATTTAACCCCAACAAATTTAGACATTTCATCTTCAAATTTTTTCACTTCGTAATCCATCGTCCATCTTTTTGATGGATTAATAAAAAATGAAGCTAGTTTCAATCTATCCAAAAATGTAAAATTTGGTTTATTTAATGGCCATTTATAATTCATACTCTTGAGTGAAAAACTTTTGTATCGCAATCCATTACGATATTGTTGTATCCATGATTTCTAAAAAGTTCGCAAATGACTGCTGTATCGCAATCAAAATTATTAATTTTATCATTATGTCCAGAAAATAAACAGCCTTTTTTAATAGCTTCTGCTTTATAGACACAAAAGCAATTAAATGTTGTCCATACTGGCATTATGCCATCTAATAAGATAGAATAATCCCAAGATAAATCTTTTTCATTTTTTCTTGTAGCCCAAGAATCATAAATATGATAGTTTAAGTCTTCATATCTTTCTATGCTTCTCGCTGATATAATATCATAATCGCTCAAAAATAATTTTCTCATTTCTTTTGGATTATATTGTATATCTGTTTCTATTGAAACGACTTTATCGACAATATTCAAATACGGTGAATTAATGATGCTTTTATTTCTTGCATCAGCTAATAAATGAACTCTCTCAGCGTTTTTATAGCTTCCATGCTGATTTGTTGACAAATCTTCGCTTGATAAGGTATAGTCTTTAAATAAAGGAAAACGAATTTGCTTTAAAAAATCTTTAGACCCATCAATTGAATCATTTTCGTAAACTGATAAGTAAAAGTTTATATCTTGATTTAATTCAGATAAATTATTTAATTGTTCTGCCCATTTACTAAGAAAATTAATTCTATTACGAACGATACTTGAAATTAAAATATTCATATTATAATTTTTTGAAAAATTGTTTGAGGTTCGGTATTCATTAAAAATACATTGTCAGCATTTAATAACCATCTTAATATAAAAGGATTATTAATTATATCAGTTACTATAGCTGTTGGCTTACCATAAGTCATTGCAAAATACTTTGGCGAACTATCGCAGCATATTGCAGCTAATGATTGCTTTGCAAAACTCCACATTTCAATTAAATCACAAACATGATACTCTAAATTAATATCTTCGCAAAAGTTAATTAAAAATTCGTTATTTTTCGATACTGGACAAATTAACTTTAATGAATTTTTATTTGCAAATTCAACAAACTGACTTGCATATTCTTTTGTAAATTTATGCATTGGATGTTGATCTTCCCTAGCCAAGGGATGAAAAAATATATAATTTTCTAAATTAATCTTTGGGACTTTAATTTGTGGATATGGGAAATATTCGAAATGTTTTTTAATTGGAAGATTTTGATATTTGGTCCAGTAAAGTGAATCTGGAACAAAATTATATACAAAATCATACTCTTCTGATCCATGAAAATCATCTGTTGTGATTTGCATATCTATCCAAATATCTTTATGTTTTGAATCTTTTTTTTGTACAAATTTAATTTCTGAATAAAAATTAGGAAAACTTTCTTTAATAAAAGAAGGATAGTTTTTTCCTACATGCTCATTCACATCATTCAAATACGGTCTAAGAATATCGACTTTATCGCACTGATGATAATTTAAAACTGCTGGAACAAATCTATTCGCAAGCAAATGGTCGCCTATACCGCCATACATTATAACGCCAATTTTCATAGTTTTAATTTATGTTCAATATAAGCGTATTCAAAATCTTCATGCTTCATGTGAATAACATGAGCGGGGTCTTGACCACCTCCCTCAACATACCAATGTTCATGCCAGAATTCATGGTTTCTCTTTAATCGAGAGTCCAAATCTACATAGCCAAAATGAACAACAAATGGTGAAACTCCAAGCTCTAGAGGTTCTAAATTCGTTGTGGTTCCAATGGTCGAAACAAATTGACCTTCAGCATTAACCAAATCACAACCATCGCTCATTTTGGTATTGATTGTGCCGTCTGTTTTTCGCGCCTGAATACATGGCGCTCTATAAGCCTGACCTTTATGAAAGTATTGTTTATTATTAATCGAAGAAAAATGATTCCAATCTTTATAAAGATTAACTGATGCAACTGCTGCACACTGAACTGGACTTAGTGCAATTTGCATTGCTAAGTTTTCCCATAATGGTTTTTGCCACAGTGGAATGTATTCATCTAGATCAAGTTGAATCTTAAAATCTTGCGTGCAAGCTTGCAATGCTTCGTTTTTAATTTTTCCATCTAGCCAAGGGTCTTGATAAGAGAAATCGGTTTCTATAATTTTCCAATTAGAGAAGTCTTTGAGTTTTTCTTCAATAGCTTCTTTTGTGCCATCAGAAGACGTATTGATTGCAATAACTACCTCGTCTGCAAACTTGCAAGAGTTTTGCACGCTATTTTCCCAACCTACAAACCCATGTTTGATAAGGTTAAATGCTGAATGATAAATACTAAACATCTTTTTTATAAATAGAGTAAATTGCTACCATGCTCGTTGCAGACACCAAGCCGCAGAAATAATTTACCATCCACCAAAAATCAAATCCAACACGCAAAAAGGTATATCCCATTGCTGAGATATACCCTGCTATTGATAGTATAAACATTCCAACACTAACATCTTCCACATTTTTTGTTCTCAAGCTTTTGAGAATTTGTGGCATGTAGCATACAGAAAAGCAAAATGTATAAATAATTCCTAGAATCTGTTCGATCACTAGGATATTACGATGGCTTTAAGTGTTTTCTACTTAAATTCCAACTTCTTCTTCGATAAAATAAACATTATCAAGAAGCGGATTCAAAGCCAAAATTTCTTCTTGCGAAGGAAGAGACTCTTCATCGAAACATCCTTCTGCCAAAGAAGCGAGTCTTTCTTCTTGTTTGATGTAGAAAGTCTCGATTGGGTCTAGCTTATCTAATTCTTCTGCTGTCATTTTAGAAACAGGACTCTTGCTCCAGAAGCGGCAGGACCAGTAGCGAGCTTTCCATTTAGGACCAACATTAGTATCGCATTGGTGGCGAGCGCGGAAATTCTTACGGCGTTCAGGGTCGTCACGTTTGATTTCCATGTTTGGATCGCCAAACTTAACCATTACAGTGTTACCTTTGTCGTTCTTAACATAAACGCCAAATTTCTTATTAGAGCCAGAAGGAAGACGAAAAGGCTTATTTAAAGTTTTCTTTTCTGCTTCTGAATAGTCAATATCTTCATTAAAGATATTCATCTCTTCAAATGCGACACCAATTTCAATTAAATGAATATGCGCCAATTGAAGTTCAATATCTTCAAAATCATAAAAATCATGATTATGATCAAATGCTTCTGAACCTTTAGCAATGTCACCATCAGCAGCTTTATAAGAGTCTTTGACCTTTTCTCCACGCATCATCTTTAGGAAAGTATTAACGCGAGCCATTGCCCATTGCTGACGGCTTTTTCCAGGACGGTGAGTGGAGCTAAAAGCTCCAAGTCCTCTGCGATAAACTTTCTTTAGCTGAGAAAGAGAAACTTTCTTGCTATGTTTGGAATTATGATCTTCGACTTTCTTTTTTAAAGCTTCTGTGATTTTATCATTAAAAGAGATTTCAGCCTTTACAACTTCTTTTTCGTCTTCTTTTTCTAGATTTTTCTCAGCACGCTCCTTCGCATCTGGAGTTGTACCAGCAGAGCCAGGTTCATTCATTTTTGAACCTTTCTTACGCTCTTCTGTTTTGGCAGGAGTTTGAGCAGAACTCTTTGGGCCAGAGCGTGCTTTGCCTTCTAAAATCTGTTGAGAAAAATCTACTTCCATGTTTAATTTTTACACTTAAAAAAATATTTTATCAATAATTTATTAAGCCTCGCATGATTTGCATTCATTCAATGAACGCGCCAAAAGTTGACTTGGATTGCTGGACTTTTGATAATAAAATCCTTTGATGCCTTGTTCCCATCCAAAAATCATGAGCTTACTGACTTCACCAATAGAAGTGGATGGAGGAATCATGAGATTCAAACTTTGTCCCTGATCAATATACTTTTGACGCTGGGCAGCTTGGATAACAATTTCTCTTTGTGAGATTTCACCAAAAGTCTTAAATACATCTTTCTCGTATTCGCTTAGAAAGTCTAGATGCTGAACAGAGCCACCATTTTTAAGAATGCTCTTCCAAATTTCTTGATCGTCTTTTCCCTTTTGCTCCAATAGTTCTTTAAGATATGGATTTTTATAAGTGAAAGAGCCTTTTGCGAGCTTTTTCACATAATAGTTTGAGTTTTGAGGCTCAATACCTTGAGAAACTTGACCAAGAATAAATGAAGAAGAAACAGTTGGAGCAATGGCCAAACGAGTGACCATTCTTTCGCCATATCCTTTTAGCATGTCTGGTTCGCCATACTTTTCAGCCATTTCTTTGCTTGCTTTCAAACTTTTTTCAGCCAAAAGCTTAAAAATGCTAGAATTCAAAAGCTTAGCTTCCATGCTTTCCCAAGCAATATGCTTAGACTGTAGAAGTGAGTGCCAACCCAAAACTCCAAGACCAACTGCTCTCTGTTCTTTTGCGAACTTATTAGCAGCGCTCATGAATGGCATATTTTCAGTCTTGCGAATATACTCTTCGGTAACAGTATCAAGGAAATAAGTTAATACTTCAACAGCATCAGTGTCCTTCCATTCATCGTAGTGAAGCAAGTTAATGCTTGAAAGAACGCAAACAAACGAAGTATCTTTATCAGAAGAAAGATTGATTTCGTTGCAAAGATTACTCGCATGAATCTTTACATCTTTATCTTTGTAAACTGCTGGAGCTTGATCGTTGGCGTTGCCAGTAAAGTGAATGTATGGATAGCCACTTTCAAAGCGCTTTTTAATAACTTGGCCCCAAATTTTTAGCTTGTCTTCTTCTTTGTTTAGAAGACCTTGCATCCATTCGTTAGAAATGCAGACGCCAATACTGAGTTCTTGAATTGGATGGCCTTCTCCTCTAATGCGAAGAAACTCTTCCAAATCTGAATGATCAATATCAAGATAAGCAGCCATTGAGCCTCGTCTTACATTTGACTGAGAAACAACATTTGCCACTTTATCAAAAAGCTCCATGAAATGCACGCTTCCGCTAGAAGCTCCGCCAGAACTAATTGCTGCACCTCTTGGACGAAGTTTGCCAAAATATGCAGATGTTCCAGCAGCATTTTTAGTCATCATTCCAATTTCAGCATTCTTGTACAAGATGCTTTCCATTGTATCATCAATGAAAGAACCGTTGCAGGAGCAAGGCAAACCCCTTTCAAGGCCATAGT